CTTTTGTTTTATTCAAAAATAAAAAAAGTATGTGTTAAAGATTTAAATGAATCGTTACATAAACAAAATCATTCTTCATTAAGTAGACTTGCTTCATCACTTGAAAAAAAAGGATTAATTAATAAAGAGAGAAATGGTCAAAACGTGTATTTAACTTTATCTCAAAAAGGATTAGATTATTTAAACAAATTATATTATTCATATAATATGCAAAATATAGATGATACAAAATTTAATACTACAGCTAATGAAGAAATAGTTAAAATTTTAGAGAGATACCATGATAAAAAGGTAGCGTAAATGAAAGTTGGGGATATAGTAAAACATAAAGAGCAAGATATAGAGGGTAAAATAATTGAAGATTATGGTCATACAGTTGTTATTATTGATGAAACTTTAGAAATTACTGATAATAGATTGGAATTTAGAAAATCAGATTTAGAAGAGGTAAAAAAATGATTAAGGGGAGTGCAGAATTAAGAAAATATACTACTATCTATCCTAAAACAGTATATACTATAAATTCAATAGAGGATTATGGGGCTTATGGTAGTAAACTATTAAAACAATCTAATAATACAAAACTTGGTAAAGTTGTTGCTAGAGGTAAATTTGTTAAAAAGCCTCTTTATTCTTTAAGTTTAGTTGAGCGTGAGATGGGTTGCCCTAAAAGTTGTCATCATTGGCATAGTTGCTATGGCAATAATATGCCTTTTGCTCATAGGTTTAGAACTGATGATGATTTAATTTTTACTTTAATATTAAGGAATGAAATATTTGCTTTACTTAAAAAACATAAATTTGGTATTCATATAAGACTTCATGTACTAGGGGATTTTTTTAGTAAAGAATATGTTAATTTTTGGTATATAATATTAAAGTTATATCCTAAAGTTAGCATTTATGGTTATACAGCCCATAGTCCAAAAAGTATGTTAGGTAAAAAAATAAAAAATGTCATTAATAAAATTGGTTTTGATAGATTTGCTATTAGGTTTTCTAATGCTAACGTAGAATTGTCAGCTAACAGCACTGAATATAAACCTAGACTTTTAAAAAATGTCAGTCTAAACCCCACTATATGCCCTGAACAGGAAGACAAGGTTGCTAACTGTGTTTCCTGTGGTCTTTGTTGGAATTCTAATGCTAAACAAATTTTATTTAAAACACACTAAAAAATATGATAAAAAATAGCAAGCTACAATTTACTATATCTACTAAAGATTTAATAAAATATGGATATGGACTACAGGATAATATTATTAGATTTACAATTCCTACAGTAAATCCAAATATACAAGCAGAATTAAGAATAGAAATTGAAAGTATAAATACATTTAAAATAAAAAATATGTTTGTATCTAATATAATTTCTGATAAAGAGAATTTATTGCAATTCAGCAATAAAACAAATCGCATTAAACAAGGGAGTTAAAATGCATATACAACATAATAATTTATTGGATGTTTCAGCTTTTGATATGCCAATAAAAAGTATTACTAACCCAGAAATAATTTTAAAAGATATTAATGGAGTAGAACAAAAAACAACTATGGATGACCAAGTCGTAGTTTATAGACCAGACACTATGGATATTTTAGGGCGTTCACGTTCTAAAAAATACAAAATAGTTGAGCCTACAGAATTATATTCAGCTCATGCAAAAAAACTACTAGAACAAAAAGATTTACCTCTATCTGATGTAATAGTTGATGATTATGTATATGAGGGAGGGCGTAAACAAAAAAGAACTGTTACTTTTCCAAGTTTAACAAAAAGAATTGAAAATAGTGAAGTAGCTATGAGAAGTGACATTTTTAATTCAGTTGATATGTCTTGGATGTATCAAGCTTTTGCAGGGGCTTATAGGGACTTATGCAGAAATTCCCTTGTTTTTGGTGGTCAACGTATGTATCATATTAAACAAAAACATACTACAGGCTTAAATGTGTTATCTACGCTAAAATCAGTTGGAAATACTTTTCAATTATTTAATGAAAATTCAGAACTTATGGATAAGATGTTAAAGCAGGAAATAAGCCTAAAAACTATGGCTCATATTTTAGCTAATAATATCTGTAAGAAAAAAGAGAATAGCAAAAAATTATTAGATGACACAAGTATTTCTGTTAATTATAAATTACTAGATTATTTTATTGACAAGATAGAGCAAGAATCTGGAAATTTAGGTTATACTGTCTGGAATTTATATAATGCTCTTACTCATTGGAGTACACACATTGATGATACTTTTGAACGCCTAGATGATAAGGGAGTAGCAAAAGAAATTAAAATGAGTAGAGCAGGTTCAAAAGAGCATACAGCACGTACTAAAAGAGAAGATAAAGTACGTGAATTTATGAATGGTGAAGATTGGGCTAATTTATTAAATAATACCTATATTTTCACTAGCCTTCATCCTAATATACAAGAACGATTAAACTAAAAATAATGTCAGTAGAATTAATCAAAATGTATATAGGGGGTAAATATGGGGGATTTTATATTAATATTAGGTAGGATATTTTTAGTAATATTAGTTTTTCTTTTACTTACCTTAATTCTTTAAATTTAAATAAAAGCCTACTTTAAAAAGTGGGCTTTTTTTATTTCTTTTTTTCTTGTATAAATCTTAATAAATATGGTAGGAATATTAAAAATTTCAATAATGGTTATTGAAAACAATATTTATAAAAAGGGAGTTATCAAAATGACTACTAAAAAAGAACTGATAGAAAGAGTAGAGAACTTGGAAATACTTGTTTTTATTCTTATGTACAAAGATAGACCAATACGCCTAAAGAACGGGCGTGTTATTAATCCACCTGTTAAACAAATTGAAACACCAAAACAATTAAGCTTTTTATTTGGGGGCAATAATGCCTAATACACCTTATATGACTAAAAAACATTTTACAGTATTGGCTGATGAGTTAGGGCATGATAAATTTTATTATAACAGTAAAATTGCTTATCATGAGAAGCTTACTAGATTAACGACTTATTGTGTTAAAACTAATATAAGATTTGATATAGATACTTTTAATAAACGTATCGAACATACTTATAATAGAGTTAAATCAGTAGCAGAAAAGCAGATTGGAGGAACTATATGAAAGTAGGGCAATTAATAGATATATTAAATGGTATTCCTAACGATTTAGAAGTATATTTAGATACTGCTGATAGCCCATTTAATAAAAGCCTTGGTTCAGTAGCTAAAGAACGTATCACTGGTTATGTAGATGTATTTGATAATGCTGAAATAAAAACAAAGACTATATGTGTTTTACGACAATCACAGTTTGAAGCTACTGGGGGGGATTAAATGGTTGATACTTTCATCCTCTATATGCTTTGTATCTGTTTAGGCTTTTTTGTACTTGCTATGTTTTGGAAATAATGCTTATATTTAACTTAATAAATAAAGGAGTGTACAAAATGAACCCATAAAATAGACTATTACCTTTCTTATTATAGAGCCTCACGCTTGAAGCTGTGGGGCTTTTTTTATTGCTTCTTATTGATATTCTGGGGCTAGTTTACAAGCCTATTGAATTAGCTTTTAAATGACTAGTTATAAGGCTTTTAGAGGTTCATATTGTTCGCTAGGGGTATATCAAACAAGCCTTTAAAATTTCGTTAACTAGTCTATAAAATGTCGGCCAAGTTTCCCATGCGTGTGGGCGTGCGATTGCCCCTAATAATAATCGGGTACACCCGAAATATACCCACGTTAAAACCTAAAATTCTTTGGATTTTCTATTGAAAGTCTTTTTGAGGAATACCCTAAATTTCCCTATGCGATAAGTGTAATTATCGTACATGATAATTGTAATTATCGTACGTTAACTGTAATTATCGTTAGTAATATCCGTAATTAGTCATCTAGCTAGTATTTAGTAAGTTATTGAAATATATATATTTTTAGGGGGTCACTAGGGTCACCCGGGGTGGTATGGTAATCTGTATACAAAGTGAATAGAATTTTACCAGAAATAGGCCATAAACTAGTTGGGTAATCGCTTGATTTAAGGGGTAACCTTATAAATAGATGTAAGCCCCCGGGTAGGGGGTACTTCCTATTATACACCTGTGTACCAATTTGTCAAGTAAAAAATAATTTTTTTAATAGAAAAAGCTTGACAACTAGTAAATACCGTGTATAATATAATAAAGGGAGTACAAAACAAGCACATACTTCATCACTTTAATTAGTAGAACAAAAAGGGAGATATGGTGCAGTCTGTACTAAGTAATCTCTAGAGGAGAAAATTAATGAATAAAGATAAGATAAAAAAACTTGTTTCAAGTTTACAAGGTGGAACTGGAGGTAGAACTGTATCTGCTCAAGATATAGCAGCTGCATTCAAGTTTGCATCAGGTAAGGGTAAAAGTCTATCTGATAAAGATTTTAAAGAAGCTCTTAGAAAGATGATGGGTAAACCAGTACAAAAAAAAGGTAGTCCCCATTTAAAAAAAGGTGGAAAAGCTAAAAAAATGAAAACCTATAAAAAAGGTGGAAAAGCCTAGTGCATTTACTTCCCCAAAAACAGAAATCTAAAAAAGAACTAACAGAAAAACAAGAAGTATTTGTTAGTTCCCTTATTGAGAACGGTGGAAGTATACCACAAGCTATGAAAAAAGCAGGGTATGAACCTACTTCACGTTCTTGGTTAGTAAATTCGGTTTCTAACGAAATAGTAGAACGAACACAGAACTACTTAGCAACCCACGGAATGAAAGCCGCACAGAATTTAATCAATGCATTAGATGAAGACGGAACAACGCCGAAGGGTGAACTGCGTTTAAAAGCAGCAGAAAGTTTATTAAATAGAATTGGCATAGGCTCTAGAGAGACAGTAGACCATAACGTAACAGCTATACATGGTGTAGTATTGTTACCTAATAAAGAAAAAGAGATAATAGTAGAGGATGCCTAAACCCTTTATAACAACAAAAAGCCCACAATTTCATACTTGGATACGAGAAAAATTTAATGAAGAACCATCAGAACTTAAACCCCAACAATTACATAACAAATTTATAGTTTATTTAGCATGGAGAAAAGCACAACCACCCAAGACACAAGAAAAACATCAACAATACCATTCGGATATAAATTAGATGAAAACAAAAAAACGTTATTACCCATCCCCAAAGAGCTTGAGGCTTATACAAAAGCAAAAGATTATCTTCAATCTTGCTCTTATAGGGAAGTTGCTAGTTGGCTCACTGCCACAACAGGTAGAAAAATATCAGCACAAGGGCTTAGAAAAAAAGTATTAGGAGAAAAAAGTGAATGAAGTACCTCCTCCAAAGCCTAAAAGACAATATAACTACAGTATTGCAACAAAGGCACGTATGGCAGCTCAAAAAAAGCTTCGACAAGCTAAAAGAACTGCTGAAAATAAGAAAAAACAAGTAAAAGCACAAAGAGATAAGATTCGACACATAGAATCTGGTCTAAAAAAGATAGAAGGAACTTTAAATGGTAAAAATCCTTCTGTTTTAACAGAAAATGACTTAAAAATAGCACCAAAAGCTGTAAAAGAACAAATAAATCAAGAAAATGTTATTTTTAAGCCAAACGAAGGCCCACAAACAGACTTTTTAGCATCTCCAGAACGTGATGTTCTATATGGAGGAGCAGCAGGCGGTGGAAAATCATATGCTCTACTAGCTGATTTACTTAGATATGCTCATTTACCCGACCATAGGGCTTTGTTAATTAGAAGAACACTCGATGAATTAACAGAGTTGATTGACAAAAGCAAGCAATTATATCCAAAAGCATTTCCGGGAGCTGTATTTAAGGAATCTAAATCCATGTGGATATTTCCTAGTGGAGCAACCGCTTGGTTTTCTTACCTAGATAGAGATAAAGATGTTACTAGATACCAAGGACAAGCTTTTAACTGGATAGGTATAGATGAAATAACACATTATCCTACACCTTTTGTGTGGGAATACTTACGTTCTCGTTTAAGAACAACCAACCAAGAAATAAAACCTTATATGAGGTGTACAGCCAATCCCGGTGGTCTCGGTGGATGGTGGGTTAAAAAAATGTATATTGACCCTGCACCACCACATGAAACATTTGCAGCTAGGGATATTGATTCTGGCGAAATATATAAATGGCCAGAGCGTCATGAAAAAGCAGGACAACCTTTATTTCAACGAAAGTTTATTCCTGCACGATTAACTGATAATCCTTACTTAATGCAAGATGGTCAGTATGAAGCAATGCTTCGTTCTTTACCAGAAGTAGAAAGAAAAAGATTATTAGAAGGAGATTGGGAAGTTGCAGAAGGAGCAGCTTTTCCAGAATTTTCTAGAAGTCTACATGTTATCGAACCATTTGAAATTCCTATAGGATGGCAACGAATGCGTTCTGGTGACTATGGTTATGCTTCACCTTCCTGTATTTTATGGGGATGTATAGATTTTGATGGTAATATTTATATTTACCGTGAATTATACGGCTCTGGATATACAGGCGATGTACTAGCTAGACTAATATTAGAAATGGAAAGAAATGACCCAACAATGATGATGTCTATACTAGATACAAGTTGTTGGAATAAAGTTGGATTAGGCCCAAGTATAGCAGAAACAATGATACGAAATGGAGTACGTTGGATTCCTGCAGATAGAGATAGAGTTTCCGGTAAAGTAGAAGTTCATCGAAGATTAGCTTTAAATGAACGAACAGTTGAACCTAGATTAAAAGTTTTTAGTACGTGTACTAATCTTATTCGTACATTAGCGAGTATACCTACATCAAAAACAAATCCAGAAGATGTAGATACAAAAGCTGATGACCATGCTTATGATGCATTACGTTATATGATTATGACTAGACAATCAAATCAACCAACACTTAATACAGCATTAAGAAGAATTAAAGATAGAGTACAATATGAACCAAGTGATGCAACTTTTGGATATTAAAAATGACAGACGAAGAATTTAGAATATTACAGTTTAAAACAAGTAAACTTATTACTAATACATTTAATAAATCAACTTTAAAAAGAACTATAACAAGTAAGGCAGCAAAAGCTCATCTTAATATTTTTAATAAGCAAATAGAAAAATTATTAGCAACTCCTAATTTAACAAAAAGTCAATATCTTGATTTACATAATCAAATTGAATCACAGAAATCACAATATAGAAATAAAGTTATTAAAAAGGACAAAATAACAACACAAGAAAAAGATAAAATATTTAGAAAAAATATAAAAAAACAATTAATTAAAAAACAAGAAGTAGCTCCTATATCAAGAGCTTTAAGAAAAATACCTATAACATCTACAAATGTAACAAATAATTTAATAAATAGTTTAGGTGGGTTTGTAGAAGGAAAAAATAAAGTATCTACTGGAACAGCAGTAACACCTTATGATGCAATAAAAGTACAAAGTAATAAAGTAAATTTTAATCTAAAAGGATTTTCTTTATTTGAAAATGCTGCTTATAATTCTAAAATTCACGGAATATCAAATACTATTCAAGAATTAGATGAAGGTGTAAAAAATAAAAAAATTAGTCTATCTGAAGCAAATAAAATAAAAAGTACACTTCAAGATGATACAGTAAATCATAAATTACATCAATTAGGTACAAGTGACCAAGTAAAACAATTTAATAGACCAGAGTATCAAAAATCTTTTAAAATTTTTTTAAAAGGAGCTTTTAATAAGTATATGAAAGTTATTCCTGTTGTTGGCCCTATATTTCAAATGCTAGATATGAAAAAAGAATATGAGCAAATACAAAGTGGTGACCATCCAATGTTTCCTAGTCCTGAAAAAGTCAGTGCACAGGTATATAAAAGAGGCGGTAAAGTAAAGCCTAAACCTTACGCTATGGGAGGTAAAGTCTATAGTAATTCAGTACGTAAACCTAAATTTAAATAGAGGAGAAAAAAATGCCAGATAATAAATATAATTATGGTAAAGATTACATAATGAAAGCAGATAAAGAAAGTGCATTCAGAAAAGATGCTCCGTTGACTAGAATGAAACCGGATTTCAAAGAAGAAATTCCAGAAGGAAATGAAAATCCAATTATTCAAGCTACGCCAACAGCTAAATCTGCACCATTAAGTAAATCAGTTTTAAACGCAGATAAAGAAAAAGCAGTATAACAAGGAATAATTATGGCTAATAATAAGCAAGGTACAGACCAAGCTTCAACTATGCCATCAGAAGAATTACCCGGAATTATTGGGTATGTAACTTCTAAGTATACTGAATCAAAAGCTTCTCGTCAAACACATGAAGCTAGATGGTTACGTGCTTATAAGAATTACAGAGGTGTTTACGATAGCACCACTCAATTTAGGGATAGTGAAAAAAGTAAAGTCTTTGTTAAAATAACAAAAACAAAAACACTGGCCGCCTATGGGCAGATTGTTGACGTTTTATTTGCTAATAAAAAATTTCCGATAACAGTTGAACCAACACCTGTACCAGAAGGTATAGCAGAGCATATGCATCAAGCAGTGCCGGGAGAAGACCAATTACAATCACCATTTGGATATAATGGTGATGGTAGAGAATTACCACCGGGTGCTACTGAAGCATCTGAGCCTATGGATAAATTAGGTGGTTTAAAAGGTAAATATGAAGGTGCTACGCTTTTAGAAGGAGCAGGAAGATTACCAAATCAACCACAAATATCTCCGGCAAAAGAAACTGCATTAAAAATGGAAAAGGTTATACATGACCAATTATTAGATAATAATGCAGTAAATACTTTACGACATTCTATATTTGAATCTGTTTTATTAGGTACGGGAATTTTAAAAGGCCCATTAAATTATAATAAAACTGTTCATAAATGGACAGAAGATAAAACATATGTTCCTTATGATAAGTTAATACCTAAAATAGAAGCAGTATCTTGTTGGGATTTTTTTCCTGACCCTGCAGCTACAAGTCTAGGTGATTGTGATTATGTAATACAAAGACATAAGTTTACACGTTCACAAATGCGTGATTTAAAAAATATGCCATTCTTTAATGAAGAAGCAATTGAATCATGTTTAGATATGGGTGGAAATTATTCAACTGAGTATTATGAAGATATTATTCAAACATATGATAAACAGAATTATGGTGAAGGAACAACTTCTGATAGATATGAAGTTTTAGAATTTTGGGGAACTTTAGATAAAAGTTTATTAGAACAAGTTGGTGCTGATATACCAGAATCATTAAGTCATTTAGATGAACTACAAGTTAATGTTTGGGTAGGTAATGCTCATGTTTTACGTGTAGCTATAAATCCATTTACACCACAACGTATACCTTACTGTGCTTTACCCTATGAAATAAATCCTTATCAACTATTTGGTGTAGGTGTTCCAGAAAACATGGAAGATGCACAATTACTTATGAATGGTCATGTTCGTATGGCAATAGACAATTTAGCATTAGCAGGTAATTTAGTTTTTGATGTTGATGAAGCATCATTAGTTCCGGGACAAAATATGGATATATTCCCCGGAAAAATCTTTAGACGACAATCTGGTGTCACTGGAACCGCAATTAATGGCTTAAAATTTCCAAATACTGCACCAGAAAATCTACAGATGTATTTACAAGCTAGACAACTAGCAGATGAAGAAACAGGAATACCATCAGTTATGCATGGTCAAACAGGAGTTTCAGGAACAGGAAGAACATCATCAGGTCTTTCTATGTTATTAAGTGGAGCAAATTTATCTATAAAAACAGTAATGAAAAATATAGATGATTACTTGTTAAAACCACTTGGTGAAGCTATGTTTCAATGGAATATGCAATTTAACACAGAAAATCCAGAAATAATTGGTGATTTAGAAATTAAACCTAGAGGAGTGGCTAGTGTAATGCAAAAAGAAGTTAGGTCACAACGACTAACAGCATTATTACAAACTGTTGCTAACCCTATGTTAGCACCATTCATTAAGATACCTAATCTAATAAGAGAATTAGCTATCGCACAGGATATAGACCCTGAAACATTAGTGAATGATATGAACGATGCAGCAATATTTGCTGAAATGTTAAAAGGATTAAATGCAGCACAACAGCAAGAAACTATTGGAGAAGCTCAAGTCCCTAGTCAACAGCAACCAATGGGAGGCTCTCAAGGAGCACCTACAAATGGAGCAGGACAAGACCCATCAGGCGTTGGTAATGGCACAATCGGAACAGGAAATGTTCCGCAATCAGGGGAAAGCAATTTTACTGGGTCAACTCCTTAGATTAAGAGATGATGTTAATGCAATAGAAAAAGAAACAAGGGAGTAAAATGGCATTACCAAACGAAGAACAAACTTTTTTAAACCAACCAATATATAATATTGACAGTAAAACTGGTGATATTGAATTAGAGTTAGGTGACAAAGATGAAAATGAAGATAAAGAACCTATAAGAGCACCTGCTTTTACGCCGGTAACAGGTTCCAGTGTATACGATGCTAGTGCAGTTGATACTCAGTTACAAAATCTTATGAGGTATGATGCAACTACAGGAGAACCTTATATTGATAATTTCAATATGGCTGCTGATATATATAGAGGCATAACAACGGATATACAAAATCGTAGAGGAAGCTATTCAGCTAATAATACAACAACGCATTTTTCTAATGTAAATGAACAGAATAACAATCCTTTCTATAAAGATTTAGGTGATAAAACTATTAGTGGAATAACAACAGCCGCTGATATTTATGGTAAACCATTTGGTGGTGGCCCACTTGGAGCATTTGCTTCTGGAATGGTTGGAACTATTTTAGGAGGTGGATTTCCTATGGCTACTGCAATATCATTGGTTGGGTATGGTCTTCAACAAGAAAAAGATAAAAATAATTTTATAAAAAAATTAAAAGGAGGAATGAATAACCTTTTAAATTTAGATTCAGATTATAAAAGTCAAGTACCTAGTGAAGCCGGCTCTATGGCGTTTCCATACGCAGGTAAATCAGATATGACTACTAAACAATATATGAATCATATATTATTTAATAGTAATAATCCCGGTTATCATTTAAAAAAATATGCTCAGTATGGTGACACACCAAAAACTGCTTTAGCAAATTTTATGAATGAAGGTGTTGATAACGGTGTATTTAAACAAGAGGATATACTTAAAATGGGTTCTTCTCGACATGAATTACAGCCGGGGAGTGATGCCTACATGAAAGCTTGGTCAGCAGAACAAGCTCTAATAGATAAAGGATACGAAGTTAAAGGTAGAGTTGCTATAGCACCAGATGGAACACAATATTTAGATGGAAAAGTTTGGACAAGAAGTGATTTAAGTGGAACAATTGATAAATCTAAAGATGAATCTAGTAATGAACCAATAGTAAATGTAACTCCGAAACCAAAACCAAAACCAGACCCAAAACCGGATACTGGCCCAATAGGTAATCCTATGGGAGGACAACGAGATAGTGGTAGTGGAAGTGGTAGTGGGTCTAAACCGGGAGGACATCCGGGAAGAGAGACAAAATCTTCAAGTCCTCCAAGTGGCCCTAATTTAACTAATAGACAAGAAGGTGGCCCAATAGGTAATCCTATGGGTGAACAGCAACCTCAAATGCCTATGCAGGATGCAGGAAATCTTGAAATGGTTAATGAACCTAATAAAGATATGAGTGGTGTTGCTGATGATGTACCTAGAGAATTAAATGAAGGTGATTTTGTAATTAATGCACCGGCTGTAGAAATGGCAGGAAGAGGTGATATAGAAAGAATGGTTACAAAAGCAATTACTGAATTACAACGTAAAGGTATAAAACTTGATTTTGGTCAATCAGCAGAAGATGTTGATTCTATTGTTAAAGCTTTAGTTAGTAATAAAGAAATGATTATTCCTAAAGTAATAGCAGAACAAATAGGTTATGACCGATTAGAAAAAATAAATAATCGAGGAAAAGAAAGAGTTAATGAAATAGAAGAAGAACAACAAGCTAAACAGCAGCAAATACAAGGTAATCCACAGGCTCAAGGTATGATGGGTGTACAAATGGGTGGACAAATTGCTTTAGATGAAAATAAAAATCAACCTATAGCTGTACCTAGAGAAAGTTTTGCAGGACAAAGTTCAGTAGGAAGAAAATTACTTTCTCCTTTATCACCAGAATCACAAAACGATGAAAAAGAATTACAAGAAAAATCACAAAGCTTTGAAGGATTTTTAAAACCTATTAAATTATCAGAAGGTGATATAGTAACAAGAGCAGATAGAAATAATAATCCACTTAATATTGTTGCTAATGATAATACTACCTCATTTTTTGGTGTTGTAGGTGTAGATAGTCTAGGAGACCAACCAGAAACTTATTTAACATTTGATAATGATGATAATGGTTTAAGAGCAGGTGCTTATATTTTAAGAAAACAATATAATAATATGACTGCTGATGAAATAATAAATAAATTTACAAGAACTGATAAATCATCATATTCACAAGCAATAAAAAATAAATTTGGTAATAATAAAATAAATACTTTAGATGATAAATCATTATTAGAATTATTAAGAATAATGACTAATCAAGAAGGAACACAAAAAACATTTAGTGATGAACAAATACTAAATGCAATTAAAGAATCAAAAATAGAAAAATAAAAGTTTCCTAACGTAAGACTTAGGATTAGTGTAAGGCTACTTATACATTCGGTATAACCCCTACTACACTTAACAACCAAAAACGGCTACTCACATTTATATGTGACCCCGAAGGAGGAAATATGGCTAAAGCGAAAGCTAAAGAAGCTGAAATAGAAAGTAAAGAAAACGTGGTTGAAGAAGATGCGGCTACTCCCTACAAAAATCCTTATCAAAAAGATTTAGATAAAGAAGTAGAAGACCCCCGTCAAACTGCAGAGGACACTCAAGAAGCTACTCCTCAAAATGCAGGTTTTATAAATAAAACTGAAACACAACCAAACCATGATTATAAAAAAAGATATGATGACCTTAAAGCTCATTATGATAGAAAGCAAAACGAAAGTAAGCAGAAAACTGAAGAGTTAGAAGCTAAACTTAGAATTGCTGAAAAAAATCAAGCAATGGCAAATTATTCACCACCAAAAACTGATGATGAATTAAAAAAATTTAAGGAAAAATATCCAGACGTATATGACGTGGTAGAGACAATATCTCAAAAGCAAGCTGTAAGACAAGTTGAAACTTTACAAGATGAGGTAAAAACTCTTCGTAAACGTGAAGAAGATTTAGTTGTACAAAGTGCTTATAGAGAATTGTTGACAGCTCATCCAGATTTTAATGAGTTAAAAGATATACCAGAATTTTTAGAATGGTTAGATGGACAACCTCCATCAATATCAGATGGTGTAACTAAAAACAATAAAGATTCTAAATGGGCAATTCGAGTTCTTGACTTATACAAAGCGGACAAGGGTTTAAGCAAAAGCAAACCAAAATCAAATATTAGTGCAGCAAGAAGTGTGACAAAGACTGCGGCCAAGTCTGTAAATGTTTCTGGCAACTCTGATAAGAGAATTTGGAAGGCATCTGAGATTCAAAAAATGAATCCAAATGTCTATGAAAAGTTCGAGAAGGAGATTGATATCGCCTTTAAAGAAGGGCGTGTTGATACTCGAGCTTAAACTTAACCTTATAGGAGAATAATTATGGCGATTACAGCATCTGCCGGTTATGACAATTTACCTTCGGGCAATTGGTTACCGAGCATTTACTCGCAGAAAGTTCTCAAATATTTCCGTAGAAGCTCTGTTGTTGAGGGTATCACTAACACTGATTATGCGGGAGAGATTGAGAATTATGGCGATACCGTTAGAATTATAAAAGAACCAACGATTTCAGTTAGTTCTTACACGAAAGGTTCTCAAACTAATCTACAAAATCTTGCAGATGACCAAACTACTCTTGTAGTTGACACTGCAAATTATTTTGCTTTCAAAGTAGATGATATTGAAGAAAGACAATCCCATGTAAACTGGGAATCTCTAGCTACTTCTTCTGGAGCTTATGCTCTTAAAAGAAAATACGATAGAGATGTTCTTGAAGCTATTTCTACTACTTCTGGAATCAATGCAGGTTCAGCAGTAACTGCTAACACAGGTGACTTAGCTCATAGTGTTATCGCAGAATCTGCTAGACTTCTTGATGACAACGAAGTACCGGAAGAAAATAGATGGTTTGTAGCACCTCCAATTTTTTACGAGCAACTAGGTGCAGCCGGCTCAAAAGTTATGGATATGTCCGTAATGGGTGGCAGTGGCGAATCCCCGCTTCGTAATGGATTGGTATCAGAAGTTACAATTGCAGGTATGAAATTGTACAAATCAACAGCGTTAAATAGGTCTGGAACAGATATTATTACAGTATCTGGTACATCTAATGCATATTTTTGCATGGGTGGACATATGTCTGCTGCTGCAACAGCTTCGCATATTGCGAAAACTGAAGTAGTTAGAGACCCAGATTCGTTTTCTGACGTTGTTAGAGGATTGCACGTTTATGGTAGTAAAGTTCTTAGAGCTGAAGCTATCACTAGAACTGCAGTTGTCTTAACATAATAGGAGGAATAAATGGCAACAGTTGATAAAACTACTGGTGGAACAGCAGGACATCCTTCTACCAGAAGAAAACCATATTACGTTGAAAATACAGTTGATAACTCATTGTTTGACCCGTCAGCAGGAGACATTATACAATGTCTAAATGTTCCGGCAGAAACATTAGTTATGGCATCCGGATTAGAAGTTTTAACAGCTTCTTCTACTTCCGTAACTTTTGACTTAGGTATTACAGGTTCAACAGCAGGTCATCATGACCCTGATTGTTGGGTTGATGCCTTTGACGCAACTGGTACAGGTCACGCTCCAGTCGATGCTACAGATGCAGCAGCAATGCTTATTTGTAAAACGGCTGATACTATTGATATTTTAACTGCAGGTGCAGCAGACACCGCAGGTAAAGTTCGAGTATGGGCAGTACTTTGTGATATTAGTGGTTCAGATGAAACTGCTTCTAACTCATCGTAATTGATAATATTGAGGGGGCTTTTTAGCCCCCTTATACTTAATGGGAGAATATTTTTAAAGTAAACAATTAGGAGGCTAAATGACTCAGTGGGATATGACAAAAAAACAAGTAACCCTAGATGGAAAAGTAATAGCTACAGGAGAAAAAATTACCCCATTATATGATGATACATCTGAATTAAAAGAAAAAGTATCACAACTAGAAATTAAATTAAATAAAATATTAGATTTATTAAATAGTAGTAAAGGAAAAATATAATGAAAGCAACTAAAGAATTAAATTGTATTGGATACCCCCATGATGACCCTTATGGATTATCTGCAGCATTTTGGAAAATATTTACTAAACCTAAAGTAGAGAAAAAAAAAGAACAACCTAAAAAAATTTCAGGTAAAGTAAAAAAACAAAGTGCAAAGGATTTTTATTAATGCCGGAATGCTGTCCTATATGTGGTTGTGATAAAGATAAATGCGTCTGTGAAGATGGATGTGATTCTTGTGGGGCTTAGTGCCTTTTAAATCAGAAAAACAACGAAAATATCTCTTTTCTAAAAAACCTAAAATAGCTAGAGAGTGGTCTAAAAAATATAATACAGGAGGAAAAATGGCAAAGCCGGGACTATATGCAAATATAAATAAACGAAAAAAATCAGGTACTAGTAGAACTAAATCTAAATCTACAATATCACCAGAAGCTTATGCTAATATGAAAGCAGGATTTCCTAAAAAGAAAATGTATGGTGGGACAATGAAAAAGAAAAAAATGCTAATGGGTGGACAAGCTAAGTTAGATGTAGCAAAACCTAAAGGTAAACTAACTGCTGCTGATTTTAAAAAGTTAGGAAATAAAGGTAAAATGTATGGTGGTAAAATGAAAAAAACTACTAAAAAAATGTATGGTGGTAAAATGCATATGAATAGAAAGAAAGGTAAGTAATGAAAGGTGTACCTCATTATACGAAAGATGGTAAGGAGTGGAAAGGTGGTATGCACAAAATGAAAAATGGAACTTTACATACAGGTAAAAATCATACAAAAAATAGTAAAGTATTAGTTCATTTTAAAGACTTATCAAAAAAAGCTAAGAAAGTAGCGAGAACATAATGGTAGCAAAAAAATATCAAAATCCTAAAGGTGGATTAAACGAAGCAGGCCGTAAACATTTTGAAAGAAAAGATGGTGGTAATTTAAAAGCACCAGTGCCTAAAGGAACAAATCCCCGAAGAATATCTTTTGCTGCAAGATTTGCAGGTATGAAAGGCCCAATGAAAGATTCAAAGGGCAGACCTACAAGAAAAGCATTAGCACTTAAAGCTTGGGGTTTTGGAAGCGTTAGTGCGGCATCTAAATTCTGCCAAACTCATAAAAAATCTTGACAAAACAACGATTTAGTGTATAATATATAAAGGGAGACATGGCAACAACTTATTTAACTTTAACAAATAACGTATTAAACGAACTTAACGAATCAGAATTAACATCTTCTACTTTTTCAAGTAGCAGAGGTATTCAAACATCTGTTAAAAAGTTTGTTTTAAAAGCCATGCATGAAGTATATAATGGTTTATCAGAGATACCAGATTTATATTTATCAACTACTCAAGATACAAATGCAGGACAAAGAACATATAGCTTACCTTCATCTGCATCTCCCCAAAGTACAGATAAAGCATACAGAAAAATAGATTGGCAGACATTTCGATTAGTTCCTAAAGAATTAGTTACTAATGGAGAGTTTACTAGTAATATAAATAGTTGGACTACTATAGCAGGTTCAGGCAGTGCTGCTTATAATAGTGGTGGTAATGGTAGAGCTAGATTAAATGATTATGCTATCTACCAAGCTATATCTACTGTAGTAAATAAAGATTATAAATTACAAATTAGAGCATTTGATTCTCATAGTGCAGGACAAGCATTAAAAGTTCAAGTAGGAACTTCAGCAGAAGATACAACAAATTTAAGTACAACACTAACTGTAGAAGATTTTGGAGCAGGTGCAGTTTTAGATACATCATTTACTGCAACAGCACAAACAACTTATATAACATTAAATAATACTGTAACATCAACAAATTTAGATATAGATTATGTTCGTATATCTGAAAATATTCCAGTTCGTAAATTAAAATACTTAACGTATGATGACTGGAATAGAAAATATTTAGAAACTGATTTAACAAATGATTCTGATTCTTATGGAACACCAAGTATGGTTTATCCAACACAGGATAAAAAATTTGGTTTATCACCGGTTCCAGATGCAAGTAATTATACAATACAATACGAATATTGGAAAGTACATACAGATTTATCAGCACATGATGATACTATGGATTTAGATGATAGATTTAAAGGTGTAATAATAAATAGAGCTAAATATTATGCTCACATTTTACGTTCAGATTTACAATCTGCACAATTAGCAGATAGAGAGTTTAAAGAAGCAATGAAATCATTACGTGTTGAATACGTTAATAATGCATCATACATGACAGACCATAGAGTTAATCATGGAGGTAGAGTAGGTTCAGGAGTATTTTAATGCCTTATACCGGATTACAAAAACCTATGGTTGTGAGTTGTGCGGGAGGCTTAGTATTAAATAAAGATGTTTTTGCTATGCATCCGGGTGAAGCTTTACAACTTCAAAATTTTGAACCTAGTATTGAAGGTGGATATAGACGAATAAATGGAACAACAAAATATAATTCTACTATAGTTCCTCAAGTTTCTGCTTCTACAGAAAGAATACAAATGTCTGCTATATTTAATGATATTATTGTAGTAGCAAGAGGTGGAACTATATCAACAGGAACTACTTCTGGAAGTTGGACTTCAAGAGCTACAAGTAAAGGTACAACTTATACTTATGATTTTGATAGATTTAATTTTGATGGTAATGATAAAATAATTATTGCTACAGGAGAAGCAGCAGCTTTTACATTAAATACAAGTTATTCAGAAGACATAATAAATGCTACTGGTGGTGGAACTGCACCAACTAATCCTAAATTTGTAAAATCATTTGCAAATCATATGTTTTATGGTGGTATGTCTAATGCAACATCTACTTTGCAGTTTTCTGGCCCTTATACAGAAGATGATTTTGATACTGGTGGTGGCACAATAATTATGGGCGATGTTATTACTGGAATGAAAGTTTTTCGTGATGAATTATTTGTATTTTGTGAAAGTAGTATATATAAAATAACAGGAACAAGTTCAAGTAATTTTGCTAAAGCCGAGGTAGCTAAAGGTATAGGTACATTAGCACATCATTCAATACAGGAAATTGGTGGTGATATTATATTTTTAGCAGCAGATGGTATTCGTACTATTGCCGGTACAGCAAGAATTGGTGACGTAGAATTAGGTACAGTTTCTAAACAAGTACAAGATAGAATAAATGATATTGGTTATGACAATGTAACTTCATTAGTTATAAGAAATAAATCTCAATACCGTTTATTTTATCCTCAAACAAATGGTGGTGAATCAAGTTCAAAAGGTTTAATAGCAGTAATAAAACAAAATCCTAATACTCAAGCTATGGGTTTTGAATACTCTGATATTAAAGGATTAAAAGTTTCTTGTTGTGATTCAGCTTTAATTAGTAATACAGAAACAACAGTTTCTGGGGGATATGATGGATATATCTATAAACAAGATGATGGTAATGTATGGACACGAGCAAGTGATACTTACTCAATGGAAGCTACATATAGGTCTCCGGATATGACAATGGGTGACCCCGGCGTTAGAAAAAATATGCAGAGAGTAAATGTAAACTGGAATCCAGAAGGTGAAGTTGATGCCAGTATGTTTGTACGTTACAATTATGATGATAGTGATACACCACAGCCAAATGTTTTTTCATTACAAACATCAGGTAGTGGTGCAATATTTGGAAGTGGAAAATATGGAACAGCCGTTTTTGGACAAGGAGATTTACCTATAACAAGACAAGGAGTAGAAGGCTCTGGATTTGCAGTTGCATTAAAAATAACAGATACAAGCACAAAAAATCCTTGGGCACTACGAGGATATGAATTAGAATTTACACCGGGAGGAAGAAGATAAATGGGAGCAACATACACAAGACAAAGCTCTAGTAATATCGTTGATGGAAACGTCATTGAGGCTGCTGATTTAAATAATGAATTTAATCAGATATTAGCAGCATTTGCTGTTAGCACAGGACATACTCACGATGGTACTGCAGCAGAAGGTGGGCCAATTACTAAGTTACTTGGTAACACATTAACATTTGGAGCAGGTACAGCAGGAACAGATATTACAATAACATTTGATGGTGAAACATCCGATGGTGTTTTATATTGGATGGAAGATGAAGACCACTTTAAATTTGCTGATGATGTTGTAATTGATAGTAGTAAAAAATTATATCTTTATGACGAAGGTGGAGAATATATAAGTGGTGATGGAACTGATTTAACAATAACTTCTGGTGGAGATGTAACAATTGATGCAGGAGATGATATTGTTTTTGATGCAGATGGTGCTAATGTAACTATTAAAGATGGTGGCACAACTACTTTAGATATTGTATCAAATGGAGCTACAGATGTAACTTTAGATGCACCGGGTGATATTAAACTTGATGCAGATGGTGGAGATATATTTTTTGTAGATGGTGGTACTACTTTTGGTAGTGCAACAAATACTTCTGGAAATTTAATAATTAAATCTGGTACTACTACAGCAGTAACGTTTAGTGGTGCTAATGCAACAGTTGCAGGTAACTTATCTGTAGGTGGAGATTTTGATGTTACAGGAAGTTTAGATTTTAGTGATGCAGATATTACAAATATAGGCTCTTTACAATTAGATTCAATTGCAGGTGATGGTGATACTAATACATCAATTACTTTTAGTGGTTCAGATGTAATAACTATTGCAGCAGGTGGAGATAATCAATTTACATTTAATAATGGTTCTATTTTACCTGTAACCGATAATGATATAGATTTAGGTTCTGGTTCATATGAATTTAAAGATGCATATTTTGATGGTACAGTTACTACAGATGCATTAGTTGCTGATACTGCTAATATAGATGGTGGTAGTATTGATGGTGCAACATTAGGTACAAACAGTGCAATAACTCAAGCAGTTATTGATAATATTAATATTAATGGTACAACTATAGGGCATACATCTGATACAGATTTATTAACTTTAACTAGT